GATGGGATTTACAACAGACAACTGTAAGGTGCCGCACGCGGACGAGTTGTCAGAATGTACAGAGTATCTAGTAAACAACGGTAAAACAGTTAAGAAATGGCTTACTCTCGCAGACAAATACATGCAGAGCTACGTCGCTGAACCAGACATATTTATTATGCCACCGTCGCATAAGTTTTTGACCCCACTGGTCGATATTTATGCTAGAAATACGGAAGGGTTTGTACAGTACATAATAATGGTTCGAGACTCGTTCAGCAAAGAAGATGCTGCGTGGGAACAGGTGCAAGCGGTACACCGCCGTATCAACGGCAGATTAGTGCAACAGGTGCGACGAGACAGATCGAACAGGGCGATTGCAAACGCAGAAACGCTGTACGGTGAAACAGACTACCACACCCGACTACAGTGGGTATCGACCTTGGAACACGGCTGGGCAAAGCGACGTCTGGCGTTTTTAAATGACTGGAGAAAAAAGTCAGCAGAGCCGAGATTAGACGTTGAAACAAGAGCCGAGTTACTCGCTGAGTTCTGGGACATCATCGACACAGAAATATATGAAGCAAAGGAACTGCCCCCTTGGAACTAACTAAACCTTGGAGCTACTCAGCACTGACTGCGTTTGAGACGTGCCCAAAACGTTACCAGCTTACAAGGGTGACGAAGCAGGTCGTTGAGAAACAGACTGAGGCTACGCTCTGGGGTAACAAAGTACACAAAGCATTGGAGTTGTTTGCCCTAGGCAAGCAGCCCCTGCCCGAAGAAATGCAGGAGTATGGTCGCTACGTCGAAAAAATATTGTCGTATGAGGGTAGACGTGTGGTAGAAGAACGCGTTGCCCTGACCAAAGATTTTAGACCTACCACATGGATGGCGAAAGATGTTTGGGTACGGGGAATCATTGACATTGGTGTGGTTGGCTCCGACACTGCGTACTTACTCGACTGGAAGACGGGCAAACACCGCCCTGATTCCGACCAGCTAAAGCTCTTTGCTGCGCTGGCTTTCGCCAAGTACCCTTGGGTGTCCAAGGTCGTCACTGGTTTCATCTTCTTGAAACCGAAGAAGTTTGAAAAGGAGAAGTTTACACGTAAACAGCTACCTGAAATATGGAACGACTTCATGCCGCGTCTAAGCCGCTTGGCCATCGCCAGTGCCGAAGATAAGTGGTTACCCAAGCCGTCAGGACTTTGCAAAAATTGGTGCCCCGTAGGTCGCTCGTTGTGTGAATATTGTGGTCAATAAGTTTACTACGGAGATGAGATGGGCGAGTACGACGAAACATTAATTACTATGAGCAATGGAGAACTTATAATTTACGGGTTTTCTCAAGATCAACTTACGCAGCTAGAGAACGAATTGCTGCATCGACTAGAGAGTATGGTAGAAAGATACGAGAGCGACGACTTATATGGCGATGACACCCGAGGGTAGAGTTAAGAAACAGGTTAAAGAATACCTGAAATCCATCGGGGCGTGGTACTACATGCCTGTGTCCAACGGTATGGGCCGTGTAGGATGCCCCGATATTTTAGTGTGTTACAAAGGTTTGTTTATGGCTTTCGAAACCAAAGCCCCCGGCAAGATTAAAAACGTCACTGCCAACCAGCAGCGCGAAATTGACGACATACTACGTGTTAACGGGTTAGCACGTGTGGTAGACGACGTAGAGCAAGTGAAGGAGGCGATCCGTGACAAAATCATCCAAGCAGGAATTAGCGACGAAGAAGAAATATAACGCTCGTAAAGACGTTATGGACAAGCGCGTCGAACAAAACAAAGCGCGCCGTCAAGCTATGGCGGCAGGCAAAGTAAAAAAGGGCGACGGCAAGCACGTCGACCACAAGACCCCACTGGACGCAGGTGGCAGCAACGCCAAGTCAAACCGTCGCGTCGTCAATGCCAAAACCAACAAAGGCTGGCGCGGCAAAAAACCCGGCATGTACACGAAGGGTAAGACATGAACCCGCGAGACTACAACGTAGGTGAGTCCGACTACTCCAAGCGTACCATACAGCCGTGGGACATCTGGTATGAGTACGAACTCAATCCGTGGGACGCTGACATCGTTAAGCGCGTCCTGCGTAACAAAGGCGAACGCCGCCTAGACTACCAGAAGATCAAACACATCTGCGATGAGCGCATCAGACAGATAGATGAGGAAGAACAACATGCTGGTAGTTCCAGACAAACAAGCACTGCTGGTCAGGTCGAGGAACCCCGACAAGATTCTGAATGTTCTCCCGAACGCTAAGTCGATCACAGTAAAGGGCGTCCCTCTCGTCGCTGTGCCGCACAGGATCAACGAGACCAGACTTCTGCGCAACCTAGGCTACAACGCACCGGCTCCGATCCGCACATACTACGACTGGCCGGGGCGGTTTAAACCGTTCCAAGCACAGAAAGAAGCAGCCGCGTTTTTGTCGATGCACACCAGAGCGTTCAATCTAAGTGAACTCGGCACGGGTAAGTCACTGGCATCCTTGTGGGCGTACGACTACCTGCGCAGCATAGGGCTGCTAAACAAAGCGCTGGTAATTTCGCCGTTGTCGACGCTCGAACGCACCTGGGCCGACGAGTTGTTCAACCACTTTCCGCATCTGACGTTTGGTGTGTTGCACGGCCCCAAGAAAAAACGCATCGCCATGCTCAAAGAAGACTACGACGTTTACATTGTAAACCATGACGGCGTCGGCATACTTGAACCGCACCTCAAGACCCGTACCGACATTGACTTGGTGATCGTGGACGAGATAGCGCAGTGCGCCCGTAACGCTGGCACCACTAAATGGAAGATGATCAACTTGGTCGTCAATCGTCACAAAGAACCACGGGCTTGCTGGGGTATGTCTGGCACACCGACACCGAACGCTCCGACAGATGCTTGGGCGCAGTGTAAGCTACTCGTACCCGACCAAGTGCCACCGTATTTCGGACGGTTCAAAGCCACGGTCATGCGTCAGATTACGCAGTTTAAATGGATACCCAAGCCTGACGCTACCGAGACAGTTCGTAAGATCATGCAGCCTGCTGTGCGGTTCACCCGCGACGAGTGCTTAGACCTGCCGCCGATTATGTTTGAGACCCGAGCGGTGCCGCTGACCAAAGAACAAAATAAAGCGTACAAAGAAATGCTGTCACGTCTGCGCACCGCAGCCGACAACGGCGAGATCACTGCGGTCAACGAAGCAGTCAAGATGGGCAAGTTAGTGCAGATCGCCTGTGGCGTGGTGTATGCCGACGACGGTAGCGAGGTTACCATCCCATCAACACCGCGCATCGACGAGACGATCAACATCATCCAAGCCGCCGAAGGTAAGGTGATCGTGTTCGTACCGTACGTGTCCAGTGTTAAGATGTTGGCCGACGAACTACGCAATCATTTCTCTGTCGAGGTCATACACGGCAGCGTTAAGAAATCAGAGCGCGACAGAATATTCTCTGAGTTTCAAAAAACCAAAGACCCGAAGGTTCTGGTGGCCCAACCCGCTGCTATGTCTCACGGTCTGACGTTGACCGCTGCCAGTACGATCGTGTGGTACAGCTGCATCACATCGAACGAGGTGTTTGAACAGGCAAACGGGCGCATCAATCGCCCCGGCCAAAAGATGAATAACTTTATAATACTGTTAGAAGGTACACCCGTAGAGTCACGCATCTATGCACGGCTACGCAAGAAACAGAAGATGCAGGGCGCACTGTTGGATGAAGTAAAAGCTAATCAACAGTCTTTACTTTCTTAACCTGCCTTGACCTGCTTTAACCTGCGTTGTAATGTGTTTACATGTTGACATATATAAGGCGTAACCGGATGACTTTGCTTAATCACGACGAAGTTTTGCTGAAACTTAATATAAGTAAAGCTGGTCTTTACTACCTGCGAAGACGGGACGAAGGCTTCCCCCAACCGATAAGGCTCTCAAAGAAAGTTTTACGCTGGGACGAAGAGGGGATTGATAACTGGTTAACTGCCAAAAAGGAGAGCGAAGATGGCAAAAATATCAGAATTGGACGACGCGAACCTGCTTAAAATCTTTATCGGGCTACGCGACAAGCGGTCCAAGCGCAAAGCAGACTACGACGCCGACGATGCTGACGACAAATACAAACAGAACAAGATCGAAACAGAGTTCCTGCGTCGGTTCAACGAGCGTGGCATAGACAATGTATCATCCCGCGAGTTTGGTACTGCTTACAGGTCAACACGTGTGTCGGCAGTCGTATCCGACTGGGATGCAATTCTTGACCACGTCAAAGAAAATGAAGCGTGGGAGCTAATAGAGCGGCGTGTGAACAAGACCGCTATCAAAGAGTTCAGAGAAGAACACGACGACCTACCCCCGGGCGTCAGCTGGAACGAAGCGCAAGTCGTAAACGTTCGGCGCAAGTAATGCTCACCCTAGAAGAATTGCCAGTGGAGGCAGTAATCATGTCTGCCCTGCGCAACGTACGCAACTACTACAACGACGGTAAGCGGCTATGTCACTCCGACGACGGCGTGGCCCCTTCCGCCACAAGCATTGAGCCTCAGGCAAAGAAATGCGCCATCTGTTTTAACAACCAGTGGGGTTCAGAAATTACACCCAACGGCAAGCGCGGCAAAAGCTGCGGTGAGTTTAACCAGCTAACTTTACGGCAGTTAGACAGCCCAGAATATGCCATGTCGTTGCGTGTTTCATCGGCTTCTCTCAAATCGTTCCGCGACTACGAGAAGCAAATTACTAGCCGAGGCGAAGCGTTAGATCGTGTGGTCACAAAGATAGACGTGGCACATGACGAACGTCGATCCTCGCTAGTGTTTAGGGTCATACGTTTCTTAGACGGTGACGAACTAGACACCTTAACCCGATCGTCCAAGTCGACATCAATGTTTGCTGTAACGGACGGTTACACACAATAAAACCTTAGGAGATTACCATGGCTGGAGCCAATCCAATATTTATAATCGAAGACGTCGAAGCGTTATACCCTAAACTTAATCAGCCGTATCGGTTTGATAAGAAAATGGGCGTCAAAGGGCTGACAGTCCCTTGCGCGGCGACGGACGACAATGCCGCATACGAAATGTCTATTCGTATGCCAAAAGAAAAAGCAGTGCCTTTGTACAAGGCTATGAAAGCAGCGTACGAAGACAAGAAGGCGGCTAACTGGCCTGATATGCCTAAGTCTAGCGCGGTCTTTGAAATTGACGACGACGGTATGTACACCGCCAAGACAAAGCTGAAAGCTAAGTTCGACAAAGATATAGTTGATCCGCCAAAGCAGTTTGACGCTAATAATGTTCCTCTTGCAAAGGACTTTCTGCTAACTACCGGCTCCACAGTGAACTGCTTGCTTTCATTGGTTCCCTACTCAAACAACTCAATGGGCGATGGCGTATCTCTGCGTCTGCGTCAAGTACAGGTAACTAAGCTGGCAGTAATGAAGGAGCGTTCAGCATTTAGTGCGGTCGAGGGCGGCTATTGCCAGTCTGAAGGTTTTGCTACTAGCTTTGAGACCGCGGCAGACACAGCGGAAGAGGACGACGACGGTGCAGCCCCCGCGGTTGCGGCAGTGCCTGACGCACCTAAGCCAAAGCCCCAGCCCGAGGCCAAGGCAGAACCAAAAAAGGTTGAGACCAACGACATCGACGACGCGTTGGAGAACCTAGAGTTCGACGACTGATCCGCTCCAGTCAGTAAGTCGAAGGGCGGCGGGGTTTGTGATGGTGCCTCGCCGCTCACCTGTTAACACGTAAACATATATGGGCAAAACTATGGAGACACTGGAGTTTTTCAAGTGGCTACTACCCACGTCTGGGAAAGTGGTCCTAGGCTTGTTGCAGCCCGAGGGTTGGTTCAAGAACCGAGATTACGACACGATAGAAGAAGCGGCAGCAGCCGCAAAACAATTCGATACTACAGACGCGCAAGTCTACATGGCGGTGCACACGTTTAAAGACTGGTACAGCAACGATAAGGGCAAACCACAAATAAGAACGCAGGGCAACGTCGCTGCCTGTCGCGCACTGTACGATGACTTCGACGCAGACCCCAACAAAGCAACCGCGTATGACACCAAAGAAGAAGCACTAGCTGGCGTCGTTCAGTTGGCCAAGGCGTTGCGCCTCACCCCGTCGGTCGTAGACAGCGGTGGCGGCTACCACATGTACATTCACTTCGACGAGAACATAAGCGAGGACGAGTGGAACGAACTCGCCGACCTCAAGCGTCAGGTAACAAAACACCTCGGCGTCAAGTCTGACCGCTCAGTCGACAAAGACAGCGCACGTGTGCTGCGCCCAGTTGGGTGTACCAACAAGAAGAAAGACTACGCTACCCCCCTGCCCGTCACCTTGCTCAAGCAGGGCAAGACCTACAGTGTCGACGCTGTTCGCAATTCGCTCCTGGCATTCATTAACGACAACGACGTAAAACTGCCTAAGCCCAGTGGGTTTGGTGTGGTTGATGATTTCACTCCGCTGGATCGTTCGGCTACGTCTGAGGCGGCTATGAACGGTGTCGACTGGCACGACAACATGCTCAAGCTGATCGCCAGCTGGGTAGCCAAAGGCAACACGGACAAAGAAATTCATGCGCTGGCAGCTCAGCATACGCTTGACGGTTACTCAGCAGACGAAACGCGGCACGAAGTTCAGGTAATGATTGACGGTGCGAGGGGCAAAGGTTTTGCGCCCCCCGAGATTGCACCGCCCGTCGAAGAGCCAAGTGATGATGACGACGACACGGCGTCGAGTACAACGACGAACGCAAAGACGCTAGTTGTAGCCGGTGAAACCATTCACCACTGGCCCAAAGGCTTTCGGTGGAACGGCGTTGCGCTGAGCCGAGAAATCCCTGACCCCGACGGCGGTGCCCCTACGTGGCGACCGTTCTGTCGTACGTTCATCTACCCCCTTAATCGTATTCAAGACAGCGAAGGTACGTGGGTGGTGCACTGGAAGGCGCTTGAGAAGAACGGCAGCTGGCGTGAGTTTTTCATGCCCATGAACGAACTGGCATCCACCGACCTGATGGCAAAGACGCTGGCAAGCCACGAAGTATTCCTCCCCCCTATAAGAAACGCGAGGGCCGACATGGCAGAATTTGCAGTTACTATAATCGAAGAGCTACAGAAGTGGCGTATTGAGACCAAGACATACAAACAATTCGGCTGGCTCCCTGACCGCACGGGCTTTGTGATGGGCACCAAAATGATTACCGAAAAGGGTATGACAGATGTTCTGTGTGAGGACAGCGTTCCGCCTGACATTCAAGTAGACTTTGGTCGTTCTGGCACACTCGATGAGTGGGTGTCTAATATCGCTAAGCTGTACAACCGCCCCAAAGCCGAGCCTTACCAGTTTGTTCTGTGCCACTCCATGGGTTCTGTGCTTGTCGAGTTGATGGGTTCGTCCAACTGGCACGGCCTTCCTCTTACGCTCACGGGTGCAGGGTCAACTGGCAAGACTACGGCGTGTAAGATCGCGTGCGGTTTTTACGGCAACCCGAAACTCATGACCCGCCAGACAGGCATAGACGGGTCTACGCTCAACGGCATGATCAAGCGCGTGGCTGTCATGGGTGCTGTTCCTGTGCTGCTCGACGAGTTCTCAGGTAGGAAGCCCGAGGAATTGACGCGCACCGGCTACGCGCTAGCCAACGGCAGGGACAAGGAACGGCTCGGTACCAACGGTAATTTTACCACGGTTGGCGGTCAGTGGTTTAAGAACAGCTTCATCACCAGCAACGACAGTGTGGTTGAGACCATATCCAAGCTGCCGGTCGGTTATCGTGTCGAGGCTACCCAGCTGCGCTTCTTTGAGGTGCAGATGCCGAAGGGTTATGTAACCAAAGTTTTTCCCGACATCACGCAGCATTTTACCGAGCACCACATGGATAATGTCTACGGCGAAGCGTGCCTGCCGTTCATCCGGTTCATTATCAAGAACACAGACTGGGTACGTCGGCAGATCACAGCAGCCCGTGCCAAGTTCAACCCGCTGACCGAGGAAGACAACAAAGAACGGTTCTACCGCGACACCATCGTCACGGCTTGGGTCGCAGGCAAGATAGCACAGAAGATTGGCCTTATATCGTTTGACGTAAAGTCCATGAAAAAGTGGGCCGAAGATCAAGTAATCACGATGCGCGAGAACCGCAAAGAAAATAACGCCGACATCAGCGAACATCTGGCCGCGTTTATCGGAACGTTACAAGGACGACTCATTGTCACCAAGCGCATAGGCCATGGCAGCAGCCGCAAAGAAGACCCCGCTGTTATGTTGCGTGGCCCCGCAGCAGGGCGTGTGTGCACCGAGGACGAGCGTGCCTTTATCTCTCACAGCGCGATGGCTGACTGGTGTAGCGAAGCTGGTGTGGCCCCCAAAGCCATGCGTTCTGAGTTAGATCGGGCTGGCTACTTAATTCCCCAAGCCGACGGGTCTCCCAGCGTGCGTATGCACTTGGGTAAAGGCTCAACCGTCCCCAGCGGTCAGACACGTTGCTACGAACTCAAATACAACAAGCTGATGGCTAGCGGCAATATCTCCGTCGTAGAGGAAAAAGCAGATGAATGATTTACAGCAAGTACAAAAGTCGATTAGATTCAAGCTCCGAATTATGACCCAAGACGCTCAGCGGCGGCACCGACGGGCGCTAAAGCAGCAGCTGGAAGACCTAACCCATCTGTTCGAACTGTTGGAGAGGGAGACAGAAAATGGCTAAACCTAAACCCGCTCCCGAATGGGCCACACCCCCGCTCGACATCCATCAAGCTGCCGAAGCACTGGGCATGTCTCGGTCCTCGCTCGACTACGCGCTGAAAGACCCGACCGTAGAAGCAGGCACTCATTTTGAGCTTCGCGGGAATCGCAAAGTCTTCTACCGTGAAAATATTACAGCAGTAAGAAAGGTGTTGACGCAATGCGCCTCAAAATCAAATGGCGAAAAGGTTGGGCGTATGCCCACGGTTCGGGTCCAGACGGGCAAAGGATCAGAGAATCTCTCTCTACTCAAGACGTTCGCAGGGCGGAAGAACTCCGGTCGCAGCTAGAGTCAGACCTGTGGGCGGTGCATATGTACGGCCCGAGCGTTATTATGACGTTCGACCAAGCAGCGGTAGAATATGCAAAGGACGGCGGCGAAGCACGCTACTTGGTAAAGATGGCCGAGCAGCTTGCGGGGGTAACGCTGCATAAGATTACCCCACAGATGGTTAGAGCCGCTGCCAAGAAAGCATTTCCCGACCAAGCAAACGCCACCGTAAACCGACAAGGTATCGTGCCAGCCCGATCAGTTATAAACTACGCACATTCCCAAGGGTGGTGCGCGCCGATCAAGGTCGCGTCGTTCAAAGTCGACAAAGTCAAAAAAGTAGCAGTCGGGGCCGACTACCTGACCGCGCTGAAACCACACCTAATGATCCACTCGTACGCGTTGCTGCTGTTTGTGCACACGACGGGGCGTCGTATCGGAGAAGCTGTGATGCTGACGCCCAACGACATCGACCTCAACAAACGGTCTGCATATATCGGAGTAACCAAAAACGGCGAACCCGCATACGCAAGTCTCGTCCCTCCCCTCGTCGACATCCTTCGTGATCTTGAACCGCTGAACAACAGAGTGTTTCGCTACATGGGGTACAACGGCATTTACAAGACGCTGAAACGGGCCTGTCGTTTAGCTGGCGTAGATTACTTAGCCACGCACCAACCGGGTCGTCATTCGTTTGCTACGAACCTGCATGAAAACGAGGGCTGGACGAGCAAGGCAATCGCCGACGCAGGGGGGTGGAAATCACCCCGTTTGGTGGAAGAAAACTACATCCACACCAACGAAGCAGCGACCCGCGCAACGGCCTTAATTAACTCAAAAATGGCACACCCTTTAAAATCAGTTAAGTAAGTAATTGATATTATTATATTATTTAGGCAGGGCGTTAACCTTGCCAAGGTTAGGGTCGGGCGTTCGAATCGCCTCGCCCGCTCCAATTAAAGGGTAAACAAATCAACGGCTTGCAAGAGTTTTAGTTTGTTTACCCTCTACCAAACTTCCCACCTTTTAGTAGAACATCCGCCGTATTATGAGAACATTATGGCACAAAATTGGCACACTCGAAAAAAGACCCAACAGGGGGAGAGCGCCTGCTGGGTCCAGTTGGCCGCGTACTGGGAGGAGAAATCGCGGCTGGGGAGGATAATTAATTTGTGCCTAGACGCTCCTGTAGTCTGCGCTCACTCTTACGGCGGCGACGACCAACGCTCATTAGATCAGTCACGGGCTGACGTTTTAATTCATTGCGTGAGTTGAAGAACGGACGCACTCGGTCTTTGGCCTTCTGTAGTTCGCGCCACTCAAGCCGTAACGATTTCATCTCAGCGCTGTCCCGATCTTTGAACGCTTTTCCATACTCGCGTTGCAGCTGGCTGCTTCGTTCAGAAAAATACTGCTTGAGTTCGTATTGCTGACCGCGGGTCCACTTCAGCATCTGTATGTCAGTGTCAGGTAGCCCCATCGCGTTTTTCATCAGGCTCGTTAAGTCTATACTGCGCGGGTCCAGCATGACGTCGCCGTTTGTAACAGTCATTCCCTCGGTGGCGTACCGATAACTTTCCAGATACTGCCGTGCGCCTTTGGGCAGAAGAAGTTCAAAACCCTTCATTTCGTCGCCGCGCTTAAACGCTTGCATAGACCCGCCAAAGTTTCGAAGCTGGCTTGAACTTGGCCCAAAGACTATGTCAGCCGCATAGAGAGGTAAGCCGTCTCTAGTAAAATTAAGATCACTGTACGGC